CTTGCTAATATGGGTGTTCCTTCCGTGATCATAAGTCCTAAAGATGAATATATGTTATCAGAAGAAGACGCTGATCAGATCCAAAGAACTTACATGCGTAAAGTTGGTGGATCACAAAAAGGATCGCCATTAATCTTGTCAGGATCTATGCAAGTAGAAACATTATCTTTTAGTCCTAAAGATCTTGATATAGGAACTTTAAGAAATGTACCTGAAAGCAGGATCAGCGCTGTACTTGGTGTCCCCGCAATCCTCGCAGGACTAAAAATAGGACTAGACCGATCGACATTTTCAAACGCTAGAGAACTTAGGGAAACTTTTACAGAAAATACTTTGATCCCTTTATGGCGACAAGTAGCACAAGAATTTGAAAATCAATTACTTAAAACAGACTTTATTAATTCAGAAAGTTTAACTTGTTCTTATGATCTTAAAGACATAAGAGCTTTACAACAGGACACCGATATGGTTTATACTCGTATGAATAGCGCTATTCAGGGTGGTTGGGCTACAGTAGCCGACGCAAGAAGAGCAGTTGGACTTCCTACAAGTGAAGAAGATGAATATTACATTAGATCAAACATGCTTATTGCAGTTCGTAAAGATGAAGTTCAAGAAGTACAAGAAGTAGAAAAAGAAACTGAAGAGCCTGATCAGGAAGAACAGATCGAAGAAATAGAATTAGCTAGCCCTTCATTATTAGAAGTTGATGAAAAAGATTTAGAACATAAGATCATCAAAGTAGAAGAAGAAGATGGAAAGCAAATCTATTGCGTTTATAACGAAACTGAAACAAGATCTTTTGGTTGTTATCCAACTAGAGATCTTGCAGAAAGTAGATTGGCGCAGATACATCGTTTTGGGGAAAGTCAGTACGAAGATGATTTAGATTTAAAAGATGAAATTAGAAAAGATGTTTTTGATAATGTTGATCAAGCAAGAGAGAGAGCAGAAGAGTTAGGCTGTTCAGGAACTCATACTCACGATGAAGACGGTAACTTAGTTTATATGCCGTGTAGTACGCATGAAGAATATGAAATGCGCATAAATGAAACAGATTGAAACTAAGCTATCAGCCCGCATAGAAAAAATATTAAAAAACTATGTAAAAGAACATAACGAGAAAGATCCTAAGTATCGAGTAACAATCGGTATGTTAAGACAAGTTTTTAGAAGGGGTGTTGGTGCATACAATACAAATCCTTCAAGTGTTCGTCCAAGTGTAACTAATTCTGATCAATGGGCGTTAGCGAGATGTAAAGCCTTTATGACAGCACTCAGAACAGGTAAATTTCCTAACAAGCCTTTTGATACTGATCTTCTTCCAAGTAACCACCCTAATTCTTCAAAAGGTCAAAAAGGTTTATATGACGATCTAGACTTTACGATCCCTAAAGGTGTAAAGAAAAGAGCGCAATACGGTTTAGATCTAAGAAAGAAGTTTGGTCGTGGTGGTACTTCTGTTGGTTTAGGTACCGCAAGATATTTAGTTAACAATACAAAAGCTAGTCCTGAAAAAGTTAGAAAGATCGCTAGGTACTTTCCTAGACATGCAGTAGATCTAGAAACAGAAGATAGCAGGGACTTTCTTGCAGGTCGTACCGATCGCGCTACTAACGGCGTGATTGCTTGGGAACTATGGGGCGGAAATGAAGGTCGTAGGTGGTCTAATAAATTAGTTAGCGCCATGAACAAGAGAGATGAGAAAGCTAGATCAGCAGTAGAGTTAGTAAGAAGAAGAAACTTACTTAAAGAAATTGAAAGAGAAGAACTAGCTAGCAGGTTTGAAAGTGAAGAAACAAAAGATATTTTATATAAGCAGTTTAATGATCTTCTTAAAAATTGGGATTATGCTTTAGCAGTTGAGTACTACAAGTTATTAGATCGTCAAAGAAAAGATATTTTAACTTACATTAAAAATAATACTGTTAGACAAGCAGGTCTGATCGGTGTTGTTGATTACTTAATAGATCAGAATACTAAGAATTGGAAATCTGATATCTATGATCTATATCTTTCTATGATGACAGATTATTATTATTATCAGTTCGCAACACTACTTCCTGAAAATATAAAATCACAATTTACAGAAGAACAGGATCAAGCTATTAGAAGACAAAGAAGAAGAAAGCCTACAAGAGAAGTAGTAGCTGTAGGATTTTATCCGCTTAGATCAGCGCGTGGCGTTCAGATCCCTTTAGAAAATCTTTCTAGAAATTCAGACGCTATTGGATTTGTTAATAATCGTTTAGATAATTTGTTTCCTGAAATGTCTAAGACTAGAAAGCAAATAGTAAACAGATCACTTAGAAAAAGTTTAGACGCAGGAAGAGCATTAGGACTAAGGGGAACTGATCTAGATGATTATGTAGCTAATGAATTATCACAAAGTTTAACTAAACGCATGTTAGGGGACGCAAGTAAGATCGCTAGAACAGAAGGACTAGCTTTATCACAATGGGGACAAGAGCAGGGCGCTAAGAAGACAGGATTAAAATTAGAAAAATCTTGGCTAACAAGAAGGGACGGAAAAGTCAGGGACGCTCATAGGTTAGTAGATAATCAGCGAGTTGCTATGTCAGGTCAGTTTAATGTGTTAGGATATAAAATGGACTATCCCGCAGATAGTAAATTTGGCGCACCCGTTGAATTGATTGTGAATTGTAGGTGTACTACTATTTATCATAATAAGCGAATTACTAGGAAGGCTTGAAATGGAAAGACAATTTAAAAATATATCTCTTCTAACAGACGAAGGCGAGAAAGGATCTGTTAAAGCAGTATTTTCAGTATTTAACGAAGTGGACAGCGACGGCGATGTCGTTCTTCCCCAATCTATAAAATCAGGTTACGGCGAAAAAGGCGTTGCTATGGTTTGGGGACACGATTGGAAAGATGTTATCGGTCGTGGCGAAATTGTAGAAGAAGAAGGACAAGCAGTATTCAAAGGTCAATTTATAATGGACACCCAAAGAGGAAAAGACGCTTATGAAACTGTAAAAGCTATGGGCGATCTACAACAATGGTCGTTCGGGTACGAAGTGCTAGATAGTGAAAATGGTATGTTTAAAAAAGACGGATCAGAAGATATCGAAGTCCGTTATCTAAAAAGTTTAAAAGTATGGGAAGTTAGCCCCGTCCTAGTTGGTGCTAATCAAAACACTCATACCCTAGCTGTCAAAGAACAAAAGACAGAAGGAAAAAGATTTACTGAAGAAATTGAAGAAGTGCGTAACACTTTAAAATCGGTAATCAACAGGGCGCAAGAACTTACTTCTATACGCCTAGAAAAAGGAAAGAAACTAAGTGAGAAATCATCTACAGCTATTCACGATCTTGTAGAAGACTTACACGACGCTTATGTAGATCTTAATGATCTATTAGACGCGGGCGTGAAAGAAGAAGACATGATCAAGAATACTGAAGAAGATCAAGACTTATTTCTAAGAACAATGGCGGTTTTAACAGAAACTGCCGATATATAAAAAGGAAGAAAATGAGCTTAAACGAAAAAAAGCAAAAACTTCAAGATCTTAGAGAGCAAGCCTTAGCAGAAGTGAAAGACATTGAAGGATCTGTTGACGCTGAAAAGCGCGACGAGTGGATCGCTAGAAATGAAGAACTTGACGCATTGGCTAAAGAAGTAAGAGAACTAGAAGTTTTTGAAAGCAAAAAAGCACAATTAGAAAATGACATTGATGAAGGTAAAGCTGTAGAAACTACCGCACCTGTATTCAATGAAGTTCCTGTAGAAGAAAAAGCTAAAACACTTGGACAAGCATTATACGAAAGTAAGGCTTTTCAAGCGTATGTAGCTGACGGCGCAAAAGGTATCAAGTCTGATATTAATTGGTCGCCATTAACTGAAACAAAAACGCTTTTAACTGAAAGCGGATATCCGCCTGCTGTAGTCAGAGATGATCTAATCGTCCCTACTGCAACTCGTCCAAATGCTAATGTTATAGATCTATTTGATGTAATCAATACTGATCAATATCAAT